AAAACTATAAATACTTTTTGGAGATAATTCAAGGCAAGGTAATAGAGAAGTCGGAGGTGTTAGTTAAACTAAACACCGTGGCTATTTTCTTATCTAACAGAATATCTCAAATCGAACAGGAAAGTCCTGAACTACTCGAGAAAAAAGTAGACTTTAACGACAGCGATTATTTACCTTTTTAACTATGTGGAATCCATTTAACCCCGACACTGTGCCTGATGATATAGACACAGCACCATCGACAGAAAGTACAATACCTGAGTTGTGGGAGTAGTAATACTCATCGCATGGTTCGCCATCCCTGTCACCACCTACCTCTACCACCTGATTAAAAAACTGTTTAAATGAAAATCACATTAATAACCGATGCCAGCGTAAACAGCCAGTATCACCGATGTGGATATGGTTTTTATATCGGGTGCGCAGAGGGTAAACTACAGAAAGCAGGCTTGCTTAGATTGCGTAGCAGGGATGTTGTTATGGCAGAACTTCATTGTATTGCTAATGGGTTACACACCCTTAAACACTCTAAATTTAAGCCCGTATCCGCCGTTTGGATATGGTGTGATAATCTTCATTGTGTTAACATTATTTCAGGTGAACAGCGAGGATTTAGAGACCCTGAACACCGCAAGGTAACGGATGAGATTTGGTTTTTAATGATGGAGATATGCATGGGTAATGGCAAGACCATTAGAGATGTAGATGCCATGTTTAAAATCCAGCACGTTAAAGCCCATACAGGGCGAGAGGATAAAATAAGCAAGATAAACGAATGGTGTGACCAAAACGCCCGTAAATACGTAAAGGGTGCGGTTACTAAAGCTAAAAAGAACGGAGAAAAACCAAGATGAAAAAGCAAAACTTATTTAAGCAGGGAAACCCGCCCGCTAAAGACGCTATCAGCTTAACTATTGGCAGAGATGCGAGACCTAAACAACGTCTTAACCCGCCCGTCTTTGAGGACGCCAAGATTGACTTCACCCAGCGTTTGGGATTGTTTGTGGTTAAGGGGAGGTAGTGCCATGCCTAAAAGAAAACCTAAGATTAAGGTCAACAAAAGGTTGGCACTCTTAAAGTGGTATCCAACTGCCGTGTGTGAAAACATTGGTAGTAATGGGGTTGATGAGTTTGTTATTTACGAATACACTAACAGGTTTAAGTTTCGCTTAGGTAGTGGGCATACAGAGAGTGAAGCGTGGCGCAATGCCTACAACAACGATACTAAATACGATTAGCCATGAACAAAGAACTATTCACCTACCACCTGTGCGACAACGGCGGCGCCAACACCATTACCCTGCCGATACTCTTAGGCATCCGTACTCAGTTTGAACACGAGTATGGGCGCTACGAGGTGCAACGTATAACCAAGTACAAAAACGAACTTTATATATGGTGTGAACGGCTGTTAACCACTACCTACCTGATTGACCACTTCGAGAAAAGCGCAGAGGGTGGTCAACTAACCAAAGGCGCTGATTTTACTTAAAAACTAAAAGAGATGAAAATTGAATTAAAAAAATGCTGGCACGTTGCTGGATGGTCAGAAAAAATAGAGGAAGGCGAAGGTGTTGAAATGAAAATTGGCGAAGGCTTTTTTACCTCTGAAAAGGTATTGTTTTACAAAGACAAACAGTATAGCCTACTCTCCACAAAGGAAGTTTGTTTCGAGCACGCAAACGCTGTAGAAAGGTTGCAGTCAGAAAAGAAATCATATATTGAATACCTTAAACGAGAGGTAGAAAAAAACACCAAAAAGTTGAAAGACTTAGGCGTTAAACAAGGCCCTATACTAACATGAACCGCCCCGCCAATCACCACATCGCCCTATGGCTTGCCATGGCGCTTGTCTGCCTTGCAATAGGCTCCTGTGGCTTAGTCCACAAAGTAACACGTACTAACCCGGCAACCAGTTGCCCTAAATGGTAAGAAAAAGATATGAAAACGATACAAGAGAACGATGTATTTTATGCCCGATGGAAAGATAATGACAAATCAAATCATTGCTTTGAGGGATTAGTAGTTGCACGTTTAGAAACAAGTGATGTAGGCGAAGAACCCCGCATTATATTAGTTGATACCTATTGGGATGGTGGCGGCAATAAGTGGTTTACATTGGCTGAGGCAGAAAAACAATTGGACTTAGAGTACTATTGCAACCTTAATGACTTCGACTTGTCTGTTAACGTTAAAAACGCACCGCTTGTTTACGAAAAATCGGACTACGTTTATTTACATAGCCAGCACCAATGTAGCGACAATTGCAAGCGCTTTTACATAAAACACGGGGCGGTTAAGTCATCCACAATGATACTTAAAACGCTAACCAATAAAATAGAAAACCACAGACGGGATATTCGATACGCCGAAAGTTCAATTGAGTGGCTTGAAAAAGATATTGAGAAACTAAAAAAGGGCGATGTAGGAACAATTTTTATTTAATCATAAAAACATTATATTTGCAGTGTTAAAAGAGGTCATCCGAAGGCCACTCTGACAAACAGCAATTAAGACAACCCAAATAATATTACCCTGTACTTGTAGGTGGCCTTCGGAAAAGTTGACCTCTTGTGCAGGGTTTTTTATTTGGTCAAAAATTGAGATATTGTTTAACACCTTACGCTAAGTACTTATATCTGCCTCTACAGGTGATTAGAGACGCTGTGTTCAATAATTATCTCGATACCATATGCTACTTCGTTTGGATGCGAAACTTACACCAGCGCCCTGTAATCTACAATTACTCGCTACGGAAGATAGCTGCCAAACTTAAAGCAAGCCCAACTACTATTAAAACACACATCGAGAAACTGGAAAGGCTCGGGTTAATTACCCGCAAAAACGGGCACTTATACTTTAAGTCAACCCAACAGTTTTTCAGGGAACGCACATCACCTATGGTTGCCGTAGGTATTGCAGGTAACAAGCAACAACAAATCGCTTACCTGCGCTTCCCGATATTTAAACGTAACCTACATACTCAGTATAAAAAAGTAAACAAAAAGAACAACGTCTTAAAAATGCTCCAAGGTGATAATCTATCGTACAAGGCTACCAAAGCCGCCATGCGACAGTCTAAACACCTTAACTTAAAAACGCTTGAAAGTTCTTTAGATACAGATTTTACACTCAGTAATAAAAAGATAGGGATATTAACCAATCGCTCAACCAGCACCGCTATTAAGATTCAGAAATCGTTTAACAACCTTGGGCTTATCAAGTCATTCAAAAGGGTTAAATTATTGTTTAAGGGTCATAACAGGCGGTCATTCTTTGAACTCAACCTAAACGGCAGTTATTTCCTGTCAACCAAAGGCTGTATTTATCAAAGGTTAAGCAACGGTCTAATCATCCCGGATAATGGAGCATTAGTATGATTGCATTAATTGGACACTAAACATTTATCACCATGGAAGAACAAAAGTATTGTATATCTGCCCGTAGCAGGCGCACGGGAGTTACAATGATGGCAAAGGGGCCAATGAGTAAAGAAGATGCAGAGGCATTTATACCAAAGCCATTAGAGAAAAAACACTTTGTTTATTTCAGGGTGGCTAAATATCCATTTAAAGAACATAAAAAGTAAAACCATGCCAAACCAAGTAACCAACGACGAGAGCCACGCCCAAGTGCGTGAGCAATCCAGTGTCTCCGACTGCTGCGGGGCTAAAGTAATCCGTGAGGGATTTGTACAGTATTGCCAAAACTGTGGCTATGACTGCGAGATGGTTGAACCTAAAGAGCAGGAGTAAGCTATGCAGATGCGCACCATTAAGTTCAACCCATTACGGGTAATTAAAAAGACAGGTAAAATCACAGTTGCATCATACCTGCAATGGCGAAAGGTTAAAACATCGGACTATAACGAATTTAATCTCATTATTGATGAAAGCTATAAATTGCTGAATGATGGTGATTTTGTTTATAAACACGATGGGGAACAACTGTTTTTCTATTCGTACGACCCGTGTAAGGTTCCCATTCTTGTCAAGATGGGTATAGATGATGAATTAAGTGTAGAATGGAAAATAGGGAACAACTTTATTATCTGCCACAAGGGTACAATACACAGCCCCGAAGATTGGTTTACTTTCAGGATGGACGGTACAGACTGTGATGGGGTGCCAACGTTTAGTCATTATGATATTGACCGTGTTGGAGAAAGCAACTATATAACCCTATTTGAACCGCTAACCGTAGGACTGGTTAAAAAATGGTTCGGATGGTTTCTATGGAGTTTAGAAAACTCTCGATTAAAAACAAAACCTTAATAATATGTCACAGGAAACCTTCACCCGCAAAGAAGTACGGCAACTATTGAAACGCCAAATTGCCGCCAGTGCCGAGAGTTATAACCGTGCTGGCGCTGACCAAGTTTTACTTAAACTCTGCTTCTCCCTATACTGTGATGAAATGGGCAGAACAACCAAACTCCTTAAAAACGTTAACCCAATTAAATTTTAAAATATGAAAACCAAAATAGAAGTTTACGCCAAAACCCAGACAAGTTATATCGGTAAAATGTACACCCCACGTGACAATAGTTATTCATGCAACCTAACAAAAGTGTTAGGTAATACCTACGGTGGCGAGGTTTATAAAGACTTTTTAGCGGGCACATGCGCTTCAAAGGCCAAAACAGTTAAGATAGTGCAAGAACCGTTTGAACTATTTGTTGAAAATAGCAATAAAGGCAAGCACCTTTTTGTTATAGTTGAACACGAGGGACAAAACCACATTCAACTATTCCATGAAGAAGGGCTTGAAAAAGCGCCTACCGTTCAGGATTTAAAGAACACCGACCACATCGGATTTATTGATGAGACGGGCACAAAAGGATACGTGATTGCTGTTAATAGCAAGTTTTACCTTATTGACAATACGCATGGTTTCGGCGCACCTAATAAGTCTTATGGCAATCACGATACAGAGGAGATAATAGATGCCTTAATCAATCAAAACTCATCCGTTGCCATATCAGAAGTATATCGCTTCGATACCCGCAAAGAACTTTACCAATGGTTAACCAAATAAACAACTAAACACCATGCCAAAATTTACGACCATCATCGCAGGCGACCAAGTGCTCGTCAGCGACCGCCTGCAGGGCTTTAAACTGTTCAAAAAGAACTCCACTATGGTTAGCTACCTTGGGGTGTCCGACACCGAGATATTCGCTCAGTTCGCCAAAGGTGGTGCGGGGCTTATCTACAAGGATGTGCCACCTGAGGTTCTTGAACTATTATTAACAGCCAATTCGGTGGGCACGTTCATTCATAACTACCTAAAGGGCAAGTACAACACCGAAGCCACGGAAACCAACGCTATTGAGTTGGCAGAGGACTTGTACGGTGAGGAGTTCGGGGATGATTATTTGCCGATTTAAAAGATGAAAAACGAAGAAATAAAGTGGTTACATATCAGCCTTTATGCCCATAGTAATTCAAGTCATCCGTATTTAGTAGAGGATGGCTATGTATACTTTACCGACAAAACAATGCCAGAAAACATTGAGCACTACGCCCTCAACTGGGAAGAAGAAAAGGCATATAATCATCAGTTAGTATACGACTTACAACCAGAAGGCTTTAGAGGCACGCATGTTGAATACGAATTTGTACCGTCGCCACCTGAGAAATGGTTGCGGGATAACATAGATGATTTGACAAAAAAAATCACCAATGCTAATAAAAAACTAACAATACTTAAAAAAACACTTAATATAAATTAATCATGCCACTGTACAAAAAGAATGAAGTTGCCCCTGCATCACCTGTAATAATCTTATTATTTGGCGAACCGGGGGTTAGTAAAACAAGCCTTAGCAAGACCGCTAAAAACCCCATTATCCTGGATTTTGATCGTGGTCATCGTCGCTCTTATGGGTTGGCCGACCATCTTGCCCCATCGGGCTGGAAAGAGGTATTAGACGAGTTATCAATAGGTACGTTTGATACCTACGATACCATCGTGATTGATACTTCAAAAGCGGCTCTTGACGACTTTTTACTACCGTATGTAGAAAGTTTAGATGCCCGTTTAAAGACCAATAAACTAAAGGCTTTTGGTGCCATAGGTGAGCAATTTAAGTACTTTGTGAACCAACTTCGCTTGCGGGGCAAGGATTTGATTATGATTGCCCACGCCAAGACAGAAGAAGATGGCGATATCAAGAAACGTATACCTGACGTAACAGGTCAAAGCTATGCCCTATTACTACGCATAGCCGACCAAGTTGGTTTTGTTCACATGAATACCAATAACGACAGAGTGGTATCTTTCAACCCAAGTAGCACAACCATTGGTAAAAACGTGGCTAACCTGCCCGATTTAATTCTACCTCACTACTCTAAACCTGAGTGGGAAGATTACACCGAAAGAGAAATCATAGGCCGGGTTAAAGAAAGCCTTTCAGCCCTGTCAGAAGCACAACGCCAAGCGATTGAAACCGTAGCTGGTTACAGAACCAACATTGACGGGGTTACCATGTCCGACGCCGACCTAAAGGCTTTAAACGCCTCGTGGAAGGACGAGCCTGAACACATCCGCCTGCAACTGCGGTCATACTTTGGGGCGCACCTAAAGGCTAAGGGCTGGAAATACTACGCCGATAAGACGGAGTTTGCACCGATAGTAGCAGTTGAACCTACACCAGTAGTGGAAGCCCCACCTGTTGAGGCGGAGAAAGAACCTGATTTGTTTGAAGCTAAGGAAGGAGAGTAAAACCATGACCGAAATTGAAATAAATCAACTTGCCAAAGAAACGTGCGATTTGGGTTTACACATGTCTATGGTGTTTACTAAACAACCCTACGATAAGGATTTTATGGTATTGGCTATTGCCGCTTGCATCACTCAGGTTAGTTCGGGTAAAAAGCCTGAAACATACTCCACAATGCCAATGTGTGATTTCGATGGCGAGTACTTTAAGAAACTGCGAGTTACAAGCGGACTAACCTTGCGCCAAACAGAGGATGCAACAGGCATAAGTAATAGCTATTTATCTCAATTCGAGAATGGTAAAATCAGGAAGCCATCACATCACGTAATTACAACATTACTGAATTGGTATAACGGTGGAATAGCCATAACAAAAAACGAATTTGAAATAGGTAGTATCCCTACAACAACGCCATGAAACCTACACTAACTATAAGAACTACATCGGTAGAGGCTTACCGTTATTGGGCTTATGAGCAATCGGAAAGTAACGAAGCGTGGAATACTGAGGACAAGTTAATTGAAACAATAAAAGGAGTTTACTTAGCAAACGTTAAAGCAAACTTTGGCGAATTTGGACATAAAATCATCGAGAAGCCCAAAGAAAATAGGGCTTACCTGAGCAACGGCGAGTATGGCTTTAAGTGGAAGGGCTTTGAACTAACCCAAGCGCAGGCAGTGCCGCTTATCCACCACGCATCAGACCACCCTTTTTGGAGTAGAGAGATACCACTGGCTAAGGTCTACGAGTTACCTAACTGTACGCTGATACTCACGGGCACCTGCGATGCGATTGAGGGGATAGAAGTCCATGACACAAAATTTAAGTTCAGCAGCTTCGATGTCAGCGACTTTTTGGTGGGTTTCCAGTGGAGGGCGTACCTTGATATGCTTGGGCTGAGAACGTTTCATTATGACTTTTTTAGGTGCTTTAATTTTAACGCCAAAGAGGACTGTTTAAAGGTACGTATTGACCCGTGCGAAAGCATGACCTGCTATTGGTACGAAGAAATGAACAGGGACGTTGTTTCGATGCTTACCGAGTTCGTTTCTTACTGTGAACATCGCCAACTAACCGATTACCTTAAAATAGACGCCGCCAAGCAAAAGAGAATACGGGCGGCGGGATTAAAAATAAAATTATGAAAACTTTAACAGTAAAAGAGGCGATTGAACAAGGTTATACTTGTGCTTTAAGCCAAGATGCAGACTATTACATCACATTGGAAGATTTATCAACCGACCCAAGCACATTGGAGTACCACGAATTGTATCTCGGCAGTAAAGAAACCTTCAACTTTTCAATAAGCGAAGGATCTATTGAGAATATGTTTGAGGAATATATCGAAAATCAGGACGAGGTAAACGACGAAAGTGAAACTTTGTACACTCAATTGGGCGACATAGACTTTAAGTCCATTGCCGAAATGGTTAACAAGGCGTTTACCACAGATTATCATTCCGTAACCGATATAAAACTTATTCCATGATTACCACCGACAAAATACCCATAGGACAGACCTGTTTCTATTACAACAACAAGGCACAGCTAATAGAAACCACCTGCGCCAGCGAAGTGATGAACTTCAAAGGCGAACCCGCCGTGCATGTGCTGTCCCAAAAAGACCCCGTGCAGTTGAAGTATCTGTATGACGTAAAGCCAGTACAAGGCAACGTAGACAGCAGGGCATTAGAAGGAATAGAAGTAGGCGCTTCCCCCATCAATCAAGAAATACAGGCTAATACAGCCACGCAAACATTAGATGTTATACCAAGTGCCAACGACCCATATGGTGTGACTATACAGCGTGAAATTGTCTTTAAAGGCAAGATAGCAGGTGAACTGGAAGAAACCATAATCACCCCCGAACTGATTGCCGAACGGTCAAAACCACTATTGGCACTAACCATTAAGGGGCTACACGATACCGAAGGTGCTGGGGCTATGAAAGCGGCAGTGCTTAAAGCCGTCCGTTTAAGAACAAGTGTAGAGAAGTTGGAAGAACCCATCCTGAAAAGCATTACCGCACAGGCTAAGAAAGCCAAGGAAAGCGTCACTGCCGTGTCTAAGCCCATCTACGATAAGTGCCTTGAAGTACAGAGCGCCTTGCAATCTAAACTTGACGCATGGCAACTGCAGGTGAACCAGGCTAAGGCGAAAGAAGATGCCGACTTGAAAGAGAAAACGGAGTTACGTGAGGCTAAAGTTTTTGAGTTGGGTATACTGTATAACGGTCAAGCCTTTACAGGGCATGGCAAGATGTTCACCAAGGAGAGCCTTTTTGCCTTAGAGCAAGACCGCTACGATGCTTTGGTTAAAGAATTGGAAGGGCTGAAAGAGGAGGCTGATTTATTGCCACCTACGGAAGCGCCTGCTTTAACAAAACAACAAGGCACACCAATGTATCACTCAGCGCCATCAATACCGTTAAACGGCTCGGTTGGGGCTAATACACCACGAGAAACACACTTTGCTGGCAAAGAGATTATCTTTACCCTTAAAGCAGACTTAGGCACTATACTTATTACCGATGGAATGGTGCCAAACGATACGATTGCTGCCAAGATTAATAACAGGGTAAAAGACAGTAAGTACTACCTGCACGTAATAAACTAACATTATGGATAAAGAAACAATCATAGCCGCACTGCTCAAACTGCGTGGCGACAAATCCCAGCAGGAGGTCGCCGACCTTATGGGCATCAGCAAGTCCACCTACTGCCGCATGGAGCAGGGTAGCCACATCAAACTGGAACACATCTTTAGCCTCGCTAAAGCCTATGGCGTCAACGCTGAATATATCCTTGCCTTGATGAGTGGGCGCACGGACGTTATTGTTACGCCCGACATTAAGGAACGCATGGAGAAGTTGCAAGACACCATCTGCCAGCAAAAGGACGACAACATATCCCTGCAAAGCCAAATTATAGGACTGCAAAGCCAACTGCTTGCGGCAAGGAGAGGGGAGGATTGGTGATGGAAATCGAAGAAGATAAAGAGTTTGAATTACTAATGCAACGTGGCGAAATGTTTGAAAAGTATAATGGGTGGAGAACCTGTAAAACTTGCGCATACGCCATGCCCTTTAGTAATTCGGTAGTATGCGGTGTGTGGCATGTAGCGTTTAGTTCTGAAAGTTTCTGTGACCACTACAAAACAGAGGAAGAAATGAAAGTTGAGTTGGATGAAATAAAACTAAAATGGAAAGCCGACCCCAACAGTCTGTATAATCGCATGAAGTTAAAACAAAAGAAATGACAAAACCTAAAATACTAAACTCCTTCGCCGACCTCGGCAACGCCGTGGAGGTGGAGCCGAGATACCTGCGGTTTGAGGTGGTCGGGAAAAGCCAAAGTGGGCTGACTGACCAATACATGGTCTATGAGAAGAAAGGTGTCGGACAATTAGCCGCAGTGCAATTCAGTGGCAATTTCAGGCAATACGCCTATTTCTCGCTACCTGGTGTGGAGTGGACTGCCGATGCCTTACAGGAATTGGTTGTTTTTATCAACCGTATCAATCAACAGCACATTAATAAAAATAAGAAATCATGAAAAGGATATTTTTACTATTAGCCATTACGTTGCTATTAACCTCTTGCGTTACCCATAAGCACGAAACTTACAATCCCGATTATTATATTGTATATGGGTTTTGGAGTGGCTTGTGGCATGGATTTATTGCGCCGCTGACCTTTGTTATTAGCCTATTTAGCGATAATGTAACCGTTTGGGAGACCCACAACAATGGCGGTTGGTACACCTTTGGTTTTTTACTTGGTATAGGAGGATTTTCCGGCACCTCTGTTAAAGTAAGTAAACGGTCATGAAATTCCCCAAACTATTCACCAACGATGCCATAACCATTAACGGCTACGCCTACCTTGTTTGCTTTGGCATTAACCCCGAGAAACGGGAGTTGGTAAAGCATCCGCAGTATAACCGAATGGTGTATAATATCCACTGTCGCAGTATTTTATATGACCCCAACAGCCACCAACCCGACTATTACTGTAAAAATACAGAGTTGCCCCACTATCAGTTACTAAAATAATTCATATCTTTGGAGTGCTTATTAAAACCACTTACATGAAGTCAATAATTCACATTTAAGATATTCCAGCGCATAGTTGCAACACTCTCCCCTTTGGGGTGGTTTTGATAAGCACTTCTATGTGCTGGGTTTTTAACTTATGAGTAAGTTTAGTTCATTAAAAATCGAAAGTGCTTTAGTCGCATTACAGAAAGAGGCTATCCGAAAAAAGCAAACAGCCCTTAATTATAAAAGGGAGAAAAAAAGAGCCGCCAAGGGGTTTAAAAAGCCATACGTTTCTGATTTCAAGCCCTATGCCGATAAGGATTTGGCATACTTCATTAACGATTATCCACAGCCTAAGAAAATCAAAAAGAAGCCAGCAGAGCGTCAATCCTCTTTAGGCGAACAAAGGGTTGCCGATTGGTTGGTCAAAAACGGTATTCGCTTTAAAAGAGAAAAGCAATTTGACGACCTGATTAATCCGCACACCACTCAAAAACTATGGATTGACTTTTATCTTCACTCCCACAAAATAGTCATTGAGTTTGACGGTAGGCAACATTTTAAAGCCTCCAAGATGTTTGACCAAAAGGGCGATACTTTAGAACGTCGGCAATTGCGAGACAAGATAAAAGACGATTATTGCGTTCAGAAAGGCTTTACCATGATACGCATAAAATACTTTGAATTGGACAAGATACCTGCTATTCTTTCACCATACTTTAACTTATAATCAAACATGAACATATTAAAAGATAGCGCAGGTTGGGTTACCAACGAACACATCTTAAAAACCTTCACCGTTTACAAGGTGATTGAAATTAACGATATGGGGCAAGCCACCTATGAACTGCCACAATACACCAATGGCACAATTAAAATCAAAGGTGGTTATTGGAACTATGTGGTTACGGATATGAACAATAAAGAACTTTGGAGTGGTTGGTGGAACTCTAATGATGAGTTCGATAGCACCATTTCTGACTTAATGAAAGAAACACAATGAATGGATTTGTAATAGCATGGATGGAATCAATGGGCAGTAAGGCTCGTAGAATATTCCTTATATTAAAGGCTCAGAAACAAGCGGCAGAGGCTAATAAACTGGCAGCCATGAATGAACGCCCTAAATATGACTTGACAGAAGAATTTAAAAAACTAAAACCATGAAAAAACTTAAACGCTTCTTCCTGAAAATACCATACGCCTTTTATTGGGTGTGGACAAAGCTAATTTTAATGCGCCCAATATCTTTCAATGATTGGCTATTAAAGCATGGATTTTGGAGATTAGCAACCTATCTTCAAGACCTTAAATTGCTTGTGCCAAAGGAATATCTGGATTTTGTAAAAAAGTTCCCTGACATGCCACCGTATGTGATATTGCCTAAAACAGACACCAACCCCAATGATAATATACATTATTTGGGTAAGGAACGTAAGCCATGACCGACCAACTAACCGAAACGCAATTACACGACTTCAACGTAGCATACGGGTGTCTATTCAGCCTATCCACCACTATCGAGTACATGGATGCCATACAGCCCGTTATGGCCTCCCGCAAAGCCAACTACGCCGTGAACAAGGCAAAGACCGCCGAGGCGGCTTGCAAGGGCTTAGAAACGATATTAATGCGGGAACTGGTCAAGAAGATGACCCCCGACGAAAAGGCGGTAGCGTTGGCGGCGATTGAGGAGCAGAAGCAAATCCTGTATTCGTTCTTTTTGCTTGAACCCGATGGACAGCGCCGTGTAAAAAACCTAATTTCAAAACTTAACAAAGAGCGATTATGAGAACAAGTTTATACCTAAAGGTTGAGGCACAACCAGGCTGCTCAATCACCAACGCCATTAAAGATGCCATACGCATAGCCGACATACTTGTGGTTACCGTAGAGTTTGACTTTAATAGCGTGAAGTGTTTAATCAACCCCCATGCGGACGCAGCGGTTGCCGAGGCAAGGTGGAACGATGCTTTGAGTTCTAAACGCCCTATTAAAATAATGTCAGCATGACCCACCTACCACCGCCCAACATTCGGGTTACCGAGGATATGTTTAAACTATTCACCGAGCCGAAGGACAAGCCTAAACGCAATTACTCCCCAGAGGAGATAACCAATAGATTAGAGAAAAGATGATTCCTGTTTTAGATAAAAAAGAAACCCCCTGCGACAGAACTACTATCCACAAGGGTTGCTGTAAACACTGTCCATCTGCGTCACCAAATAAGTGTCAGGAAGAAATAGATATGGATAACGACATTCGCCCTATGGGTAAAAGAATGATAGCATTGGAGATACTATTTGCCTGTGCATGGCGACCGACTAAACTGTGCAAGGGTATCTGTGATACTTTTGAAATCGACCAACAGTTTTTAGACGACCTTTATAAATCAGAAACGCCATGAGTAAGAATTTGATTTGGAGTGCCGATGATTTACGTAAAAAAGGGTTGGTACAAAACCAGTCAGGCGACTACGTGCCTGTTAAGTCTTTAGTCAATACTGGCAAAATTGAAAAGTTGCCAAATCTGTTGGAGAGGGCACTATTGCAAAAAGTGCAGACAGTTAAACTACCGCCTGTTAAAAGACACGAAACGGCACCACCAGATTTTAATGGATGCGCTACGGTGCATATTAAGCCCCTCAGCGTTAACGAAGCGTTTAAAGGTAAAAGGTTTCGTACCGATAAATATAATGCCTACAAACTCACCGTAGGGGTTATGTTGCCAAAGCATTACATCATCCCTGATGGATACCTTAAAGTTTACTATGAGTTTGGCTTAAGTAATCTTGGTGGTGATTGGGATAACCCATGCAAACCGTTTCAGGATATTCTGCAAGAAACCTACGGGTTTAACGATAGCCGAATTACAGAGGCACATGTTAAAAAGGTATTGGTTGCCAAAGGGGCTGAGTATATTCGCTTTAAAATTGAAAGTCTGTAGTATTTTTCTATATTTGTGATGCTTAGTAATTTAATTCACATGACAAATAACATTAACTCTTTAAAAATATAACCCGTTGATAGGTGGTACTTCTCTCCTTTGGATTGAATTACTAAGCACATCTGTCACGGGTTTACTTTTGTTATGGAAAATTTAGAAAATGAAGTGTGGTTACCAGTGGTCGGCTATGAGAAGTATTATGAAGTTAGCAATCTTGGTAAAGTTAAAAGTCTTGACAGAACAGTGATAGATAGCAGGGGGTATGTATATCATAGGAAGGGGAAAATAATGAAAGGCTCCTATGATGGTTCAAGATATTTATTTTTGTCAATGCGTGTTGAGTGTGTAGAAGTAAAGGTAAAAATACACCGTTTGGTTTGTCAAGCCTTTTTACCAAATCCAGAGAATAAACCGCAAGTAAACCACAAAAATGGCATTAAGGATGATAACAGGTTAGAAAATCTTGAATGGTGTACAGCCTTAGAAAATAAAACACATTCGTATGATGTTATAAAAACGGGTGTTTTTGGAGAAAGAAACGGGACAGCAAAACTTAAGGAAAAAGATGTTTTTATGATTAGGAATATGGATGTATCAAAATACGGAGATAGAATATTAGTAGCTAAGATGTTCGGAGTATCTCCTTGCGCCATAGATAATGTTCGGCGAGGGACTACGTGGAAAAGAACAATAAAAAATAATGGGTGGTAAATTAGTTGAACGCATTAAAGCAGGAGAGTTTTTATGAGCCTAAAACAAAACATATGAAAAAATACGATTCTATTGACCAATTCAGACAAGTTATCCGTGAAGTAAAATCAAGGCATGACTTCGTGGGTAAAAACGAGGATGGTTTTGCTGTTTACCAGCACACCTCAGACTACCCAACCCTAAAGTTCCACGGGACAGTTAAATTACATGGCACCAACGCCGCTATTGTAAGATATGCCAACGGAGAAACCAAGTTTCAATCAAGAGAAAGAGAACTTGCTATTACAAGCGACAACGCAGGGTTTCTGACAACCTATGGTGGCGAGAACCTTGACTTCTTGTTTGAGGGCATTAAGTTTAGCGAATACGCTGCTATATACGGTGAGTGGTGCGGTGGTAGCATCCAAAAGGGTGTTGCTATTGGCAAATTGCCAAAGATGTTTGTAGTGTTCGGATTAAAGGTGGATGACGAGTGGTGTGATGCCAAGCAAGTGCCCGTTAACGAGGCGTTGCGGATATTCAATATCGAGCAATTCCCAACCTTTGATGTTGACGTTGATTTTAACGCCCCCTCTATCAAACAAGGGGGATAAACAATAAATGATCATGAAAAATAGAGAGATAAAGTTTAGGGGACTACACAATGGCGAATGGTGCTACGGATATTATTTTAAGCACCCAACAAGCGACACTCATAGTATATTCCTATCAGATGGCAATGGCAGTAGGATTGTTGATAAGGAAAGTGTGGGCCAGTATATAGGTTTAAAGGATAAAATTGGAGTTGATGTTTATGAAGATGATATAGTTAAATCGTTTTCAATCGACGAAGGTGAAACTATTGACATCATAGGTTTTGACAGCGGACAGTTTGTTTTGATAAACCCTGAAAAGTTAAGTTGGCCAGTAGGCGACTACGCTCATAGCAATATTGAGGTCATCGGAAACATCTACCATAACCCCGAATTGGTAACCCCACCCCTCTTAATTCAGGGGGATAAATAGAAAAGGAAATTATGAAAAAGTTAAGCAAAAATCAGTTCGCGGTTATTACGGCATTATTGGAAGATAGCAATAGGTGGGTACATGGTTCTCCGTTTTACAACTCAATACATGTAACAGACGGTAAGCGAGACGGCTTTAGATTGTCAATGTGGCGCGCTACCCTAAACTCATTAGTTAAAATGAATTACTTGATTTTTGAGAAAGATTATAAATATACCCTTAACAGGGATTTAGTTTCTTAACCACTCCCCCAACCGGGGATAAATAAGATAAAGAATGAAAGCAACGATAATGCTACAAGGCATGTTACAAATGTTAGACTTTTTAGGCGAAGATGCTATTGTATCCATTCGTGTAAAACTTGACACCGGGGAAACCGTAACCGTCCCTTTGAAAAAAGTAACATCTGGTACGCAAGAAGAAGGAATTGTTTTAACCAACGTGGAATAACTAACCCCCAATAACCAACCATGAACATAATTAAATTTATACTAACGGTAGCAGCCGTATTTTTCACCTGTGTTTTCATACTTGCCGTAAAAGATGATAGGGAAACACTTCAGACAATATCTGTAGTACTGGCTTGCCTATTTTGGGGACTATCTCAATCAATTATATTTTAAAATGAAACGCACACTACTAACATTAATCCTTATCGGTATAGTATATTATCCCGCATGAAAAAGATTTATCCAATAAAACCAGTTTTGGAGAACCCAAGGTATATGCCAATGCTTTTGAGGCTTACATATACGAGTTATACCTTACCAAAGGCTTAGAAGAAACAACAAAGTTCATTCAGTTAAACCTTATAGATTAACAATATGGCAAACAGATACGTTGTCCACGAGAACTCTGTCAGGCACAAACGCTATCTCAGTAAGAAGCAATTGGAAGCTATGGTGTTTAACCGCCGTGGACAGGTCATTGAGCTATTTTTTGGTGCTGGTCTACAGATGAAAGATATAGCGGAACTATTAGATTTGCACGTATCTGTGGTTTCGGCAGACATTACCCACTACTTTAAAAAACCATTAACTAACTTAACTTTAAAAAGTAAAATATGAAACGTAAATTAATCATCACCGCCATCCTTACTATAGCAGTAGTAACAGGCTGTGTCCATCCAACACGCACCCCCTCAACATCGGTATTGAGTAAAATAGATGGATTACAAGCGCAAAACGACCAACTTAGGGTCATCAGCACCTACACGGCAAAATCAGAAGCCTATAGAATAGCCGCATCTAAGATTGGTGATTTAATGCCACTATCAACCTCACAAAAACAACTGAATACAATTCACGATGCCTGTACGTCCCTATTAGACAGTTCACGAATGTATAATTCAATGGCATCAAAACTAATTAACAAATGAAAAAAACAATTATAACAACCCTAATCTTTGCAGCATCGATTACGGCATTCGCACAGACTCAACCATCGCCCCAGAAACAACTTCCACCATCTGTACACATCGAACTATCCGACAAACAAGTTATTCGCTTAGACAGCCTTA